ATTCCTTTTAAATACGGCTCTACAGGAACAACATTTCAAGCGTGGAAGGCTGGTGGCTCAGAAGGTATGCGCCTCAACTCAACAGGGTTGGGTATTGGTACAAGTTCGCCTACACAAAAGCTGACAGTAAATGGAAGTATAGATTTACCTACAGTAAACACTTATATTTATGGCGGTGGTCATAGTGTTCTACAAGTAGACGCAACCCGAACATATTTTTACGGTGGAACAAGTGGCGTACAGTTTAGAACATCAAACAACGCGAGTCAACTTGTTGAAATTACAGACGTGGGTGCAATTGGCGTTGGTACTTCCGGTAGTTTCGGCACAGCAGGTCAAGTGTTAACATCTGGCGGTTCAGGTGCGGCACCTACTTGGTCAACCCCTGCTGGTGGTGGTTCACAAGCATTTGTCGCTTTTGGCACAAGCGGCGGATATTAAATTTTTAGGAGATATAAATGGCACAAACAATTGCACTTCAACGTGGAACAGCTACTGTTAGTGGCGATGGCACAACTTTTGTTACTTTATTTACGCAATCAGGTGGCACAGCAACGCGAGTTATTGTAAACCAACTGACTATGTCTTTTTCTGCTCAGTTAAGTTCAAACAACGCCGCTTGTTTGTACCTTACCTCATCAGGCGGTCAATCGTCTGTTCTAGGTGTAATGTCTAGAAGTGATACTGGAAGCCAGTACGCTGTGCAGTTTCCAGCAGGTTCTAGCAATGCTAATGCTTGGTTTGGCACTTATAACGGTGTCAATGGTTCGTCTGGGTCGCCAATGATTCAGCAAACGATTTCTTCAGGGGACATGAGCGCTGGGAATTGTTCGGGCGTAAATTTATCTTATGGTTCCACAGCGCCGCGATTTGCAGTATTGCCACAAAATTTTTGGATTGGCCCAAGTGATGTATTAAAAATGAAGGTCAATGCCAGAATTACCGTTGGTAAAAACACGCAAGCTGTAACAGTTTCTCTTAGCTGGTCTTTCACAACAATCACAGAATCTTGAAAGGAATAAATATGTACACGTTAATTCTTGAAAAATCTAGCAAGTTAATTTATCAATCAAGATTTGATAGTTCTACTGCTAAAAAAATGCCTATCCAAGATGTTTTAGAAATTTATTGCTCAGACAATAATTTAGATATTACTCTTTTTGAAGTAATTGAAATTCCTTTTACAAAATTTGGTGTTGAACTTGGCAAGCACATTTACAAAAACGGTCAATTTGAGGTTAGTCCAACATGGGTTGAGCCAGCAAGAGCGTCAACCTCTGGAATTCCAACTACCGATACATCAACTGACACAACAGTGAACGCTTAACGTCATGGCATACCCAGAAATCTCTGTAAGTTGTGTTTCATCTGTCTATGTTCGTCAGATGCATTTTCAAAATGCTGGTGACATAGAGACTGGTCACGCCCACCAATTTGACCACCAAACACTTGTATCAAAGGGTAGCGTACAAGTTGAGGTTGATGGCAAAAAGACGGTTTTTAATGCGCCCCACATTGTGTTCATCAAAAAAGATGCCGTCCATGAGTTGACGGCGATGGAAGATGATACGGTTGTGTACTGCATTCATGCTTTGCGTGATGGCTCTGACGTTTGCGACATCATTGACCCAGCGTCAGTGCCTTTGGGCGCTCGTGAATCAGAAGCCTTTTTAGTTGCCAATGACTTGGTTCATAGCGACAATCAATTGCACACCCCTCATTTGGGGCAGTAATGTCTGAAGTCCTCATTAGACGTCAATTCCTTGACTCCGCTGTATGCGAGGCTTTGAATGCGTGGGTAGATGAGGGTGTAGAAAAAAAGTGGCTTGATGTTGGTCGAAGTAAGAACCCAAGCTGGTCTTATAAAGACCGACTGACAACCAGAAACTACGGAACTCGTTTTGAGTATCCACCTGCGGTGTATCAAGTATTTGATGAGATAACGCATTTGCTTGGCTTGCATGATGCTCCTAAGAGCGTTGTTGGCGGAGGTCGTAACGGGGTTGTAGTAAGTTACACCCTATCTGGCGGCGATGTGTACAAGCACCAAGACCCAATGGAGGGTGACCTCCATGTCCTACGTTGTAACGTAATGACACAAGCCGCTGATGATGGCGCACAATTATTTATTGATAACGAAAAAATTGATATTGCCGTTGGTGACTTGCATTGTTACCTCCCTTCTGATGTTGAGCATTACGTCACCACGGCAGAAGGTGATACGCCACGCATCATGTGGATGTTTGGGTATCAGATTTCTAAAAAAGACTTTTTAAAGATTAAAGAGAGGTTTGAAAATGAACTTGCAGTTGCCAATTGAAACAGCAAACCAGATCTTGGGTTACTTGGGCACACGCCCATACCAAGAGGTCTTCCAATTGATCCAAGCTATGCAGGATGCCGCAAAGCCTCCAGAGCCAAAGGTTGAAGATGGAAACGGTGGAGACTAAGCTTGCTGTGCATGAAGCCATCTGCTCGGAGCGCTATAACAGCATAGATCGCTCTTTGCGCGATGGGGACAAGCGCATGACAAAGATTGAGTACTTGCTGTACGCGGTGATGGTCTGTGTGCTGTTCGGCCCCGGCGTCGCTGGCGAGCTTGTCAAAAAGATTTTAGGTCTGTAGCTATGAGGGATCTGGTCGAAGCGTTTATCGTTGCGGCCTTTTTAGTTATCTTCATTATTTGGGGTACGTTCACCCTTGTATGGATTTGGGGTTAACCCATGAGTGATGAAAAACTAAACGCCAATTCAACGCTTGATAAAGTGTTGGGCTACGTAGATAGTCCATTTAAGCTATTTGCAATCCTTGTCATGGGGGTTATGGCTTTTGTTGGGTATATGTTTTGGCAAAACCAATCGTTCCTAATCTCTGCGTACCAAGAGCAAAAGCGGATGCCAAGCATCAACGAGGAAAGAGCAGACGATGCGGCTTCTGTACTGTTTAAACAAACAGACGCTAAGTTTGTGGCTATTTTCAAAGTCAACCCAATATTGGGCACTCGGATTCTGTACAGGCTGTATACAAAAGATGGGCGCAGTAAGGAGTTAGAAGGCTTGGACGTTGGTCTGTTTACCGCCAACCACGCAAACAACAATGATGTTGTAAAACTAATGGCGGGGGATGTTCCTTGCAGTCAGTACCTACGCCCACAAAGTGAATTGGGCATTTGGTACATAGCGCAAGGAGTTGGTTATACCTGCCGAATATCTGTGCCCCCAGATCGTAGTCGGTTCATAGGGCAGATTACGGCAGGATGGTCTAGTCAACCTGACAACTTAGAACACATCATTTCAATGATGGAGATTTCAGCAACCATGCTAACTAAACGAGGTAACTAATGGCTCAGTTTGAACCAGCTTTTGAGCAAATGATTAGGGACGAGGGTGGCTACGTCCTCCATGAAGTCGCTGGCGACACTGGCGGCATGACCTACGCAGGCATCGCCCGTAACAAGAACCCACAGTGGAATGGTTGGGCGCTTGTGGACAAGAAAGAGTTTGGTGGCTCCTTGACCCCTATGGTGCGTGAGTTCTATCGCGTCGAGTTCTGGGACAAAATGCGTGGGAACGAGATCAACAACCAAGAAGTAGCCAACACCATCTTTAACTTTGGGGTAAATGCTGGAATGGGCATGGCTGTAAAGCTTGCTCAGCTCGTGATAGGGGCTACCCCTGACGGTGGAATAGGCGCCAAAACCATCGAAAAGCTCAACCAAGTTACGGATGGTCAGCGGTTTAAAGAGTCCTACGCTTTGGCAAAAATAGCTCGTTACGTTGAAATTTGCAACAAAAACCCTGTTCAGGTCAAATTCCTGAAGGGTTGGATCAATCGCACATTGAAAGGTCTAGCATGAGCTTACTAGCCGTTGGATCGATTATTGAAGCTGTGGGTAAGGTTGCAGGCGACCTGATCACCACCGACAAAGAAAAGATGGAAATGGAGATTGAGCAACGAAAGCTCGATCTTGAAGAGAAGCGCATCGATCAGGCTACAGACTTAGCGCAGATTGAGGTCAACAAGATCGAAGCGGCGTCCAGTAGCGTGTTTGTCAGTGGCTGGCGCCCTGCCATCGGTTGGATCGGTGTAGCGGCTATGGGCTACCAGTTTCTGCTCTACCCCCTTTTTCAGTGGTGCTGGAAGTACTTGCAGGCTATGGGTTGGGTGCCTGTTGGCATGGATCCTCCCCCAGTATTGGAAGCTGACCAACTTTGGGTCATCCTGTCTGGGATCCTCGGGATCGCTGGCATGAGAAGTTTTGAGAAAACCAAAGGCGTGGCAAGCAAGTAACCTTGTCACAAGTTAAAAGGCATACTAAAATGTCTCAACGAATTTAAGAGGTGAACGCATGGCGACTGCAAGTGTTATGACCTATGACAGCTTGGTCGAAAACATCCAGTCTTATCTGGAGCGTACTGACACCGCCACAATCGACAAGATCCCCTTGTTTATCATGCTTGCTGAGCAGGTTATAGCCTCTCAGATCAAGTTTTTGGGTAACCTGACGGTTAACACCAGCAACATGGTGATTGGGACTTCTACGATTGCCAAGCCTGCTCGTTGGCACAAAACGGTGTCTATGAACATCACAGTTGGTGGATCTCGCCAGCCAGTGCTGAATCGCAGGTATGAGTATCTGAGGGAATATTGGCCCTCTCCTACCGCCACAGGCACCCCTGTCTACTACGCTGACTACGACTACTCCAATTGGCTCATAGCGCCTACGCCTGACGTAGCCTATGCGTTTGAGGTTTTGTACTACGAGCGTGTACAGCCTTTGGACAGTTCTAATCAAACCAATTGGTTCACCATCTACGCCCCACAGGCGTTGCTTTATGGTTCCTTGCTTCAGGCTATGCCGTTCCTCAAGAATGACGAGCGCATACCTATGTGGCAGGGTCAATACAAACTGATCATGGACACGCTTATGGCTGAGGATAAGTTGCGTCTTGCTGATCGCCAAGCGATTGCGAATGACTCATGAGTTACGTAAGCCCCTTCACTGGTGACGTAATACAGCCAACGGACGTAAGTTTTCGTGCGGTTACGTTGTCTGCTAACACGCAGTTAAACTGGCCCAGCAACAGCACGACAAGCACCGACTTTGCGGCTCGCATTATGCAGGTGACCGCTACCGCTGGTAGCCTTAACCTGTACATGCCACCTGCTGATCAGACTTCAGTTGGTAATGATGCTTTGATCCGCAACATTGGTGCGAACACTTTTACGGTCAAGGACTACACAGGCGTAAACACGATTGTGTCTGTAGCCGCTGGTGAGTCCAAGTACATCTACATCACCACCAATTCGACCGCTCAGGGTACTTGGGGTGTCATTGCTTTTGGTACTGGGACATCTTCTGCTGATGCCGCAACCCTTGCAGGCTACGGATTGGTAGCCAGTGGTGCTACGCTTAACCAAAGCCACCCTAGTTCGTCAATTACCACAGGAACCACCCTTGCCGCCACAGATCGAGCTCAGACTCGTGTGTGGTCAGGTGGCTCAGGTACAGCAACGCTTCCAGCCGCCGCCACCCTTGGGAACAATTGGTTCACCCTGTTTAAGAACAACGGTACAGGATCTTTTACAATCTCTTGCACTGGTGCTGAGTTGATTGACGGTAACTCGACCAAGACGTTCAACCCAACTGAGTCAGCATTTATTGTATGTACAGGCACGGCTTATGTGACTGTTGGTTATGGTGTAAGTAGCCAGTTTACGTTTACTGCGCTTACAAAGAGCGTGACTGGTGGGTCTGTTCTCCTCACAAACAACGAAGCGGCAAACAACATTCAAG